TAATCTTAGCCTTATGGCGTTTTAGGGCGTTATAGATAGCCCAGGCTTCGCTGACGAATCCTCCGTAGCTGTTGATATAGACGTTAATTAAGTCAACATCCAACTGGTCCAGCTGCTGTACCAGTTCGTGGCCGCTCACATCAGACTCAAACCACTTCAAGTCCTCGGTTACGATGTCCCCGTAGATGTAAAGGGCCGCTTCTTTATCTTGGACGGCCAGTTGCCAATATCGGTTCATTAACTCACTCCTTTCGTTAAGCGTTCTATCTATGGTTAACGTTTCAATTCTGTTCACCCCCTTCACCATCGATAACAGTCTCAATAGGCTGGTAGTTCTTAGTGATAAATCTCTGTTGACCAACCTCACCACCAAGAGGCTCCATGCCCAAGTACTTCAGGCAGTCATCAATGGTGTAAGCACCGATTCGGAAGAGGATATCCAAAGCACCAGCAACATCTTTGATATCCACAGCACGGATGTGCGTAGTGTCTACCTTGACATAGCTGCGTTTCTTGAAGTCCCTCTTTCCGTACATCTTACGATTAATTTCATCGCCGATCATGTCGGCTAGCGGGTTGATACAGAACGTCAAGAAGTTCTTCATCACCTCATAGGTGTCAGCCACGTTCCCTTGCAGTAGCTGCGGCGGCACCTGAAAGGCCATAGCTGTGAAGTCGAAGATGTCGTCAATAAACCCCCGGATGTCTCGCCCTTCAACTGTTCCTCTAGCTGCAGGCCCGGTGACCTCCAATTCCTGCCACTTGGCCCCACCTGTCAAAGGAAGAACAGCGTCATCTTCGTGTCGGAAAAAGGTTTTGAACCTATTCTCCAGCAAATCCTTGAGATCCGCCTGGGCCTTCTCGGTTTGTGGGTAATTGGTCCCCAGCTCCAAGAACCCCCGCTTGGAGCTATTTCTGCGATAGCGCTTCTGAGCTGCGGCGATGAGCTTGCTATAAGAGTCGTACAGACCCTCAATAACCTGCTTCGCTTGTTCGTTATGCATTCGCAAATGCAAGACTTCGCTTTCTCGCCGTTTGAGTGGTTCTCTCAGTTCGCCTAATCTAATTTCGGTGTAAAGGTTCTCAACAAATACGCCCGGAACGACATTCCAGGAATCGGCCAGGTGCAGATGGTTACCGTCCATGATTATCAGCGCTTCGTTGTTTCTGACAGTCCTGTACACCGCGTCTCGCCAAAAATCTGTGGCGTTCTGGTTGGGATTGGGCTCAATATTAAGCAAGTAATACATATCTTCCCGGACCTCTTCACCTTTGAGGAAGGTTCTAAACTCAGCACGGGCCAGCGTCTTGGCAATAAGATTAGCGCACGCTTGGACGGCAAGCTCCTTGTAGTAAACCTCCGTGGCGAGCCCGGCCACTACAGCACTTAGGCCCAGCTTGCCGTCCTTCCCAAACTGGTTAAAAAACCACTTCCAAAAGCCCATACCTCAATCCCTCCCTTCTAGTACGTATAAACGCCGAGCGACAAGACGTTGAAATCTCCCGGGTCTTGGAGCTCGCTGTCTTTAGACAAAGCATGTATCAAAGCAAAGAACCCGTCTGTCTTACGGGTTCTGGGCTCAATTTTGTGATAGGTTATATTCCCTTTGGCATCCAGTACCTGGCAGGTGTTGTTGACATACCAGCGCATGGTTGGATTATTTCCAAAAACAATCGTTTCTTCAGTGAACATCGTGGTAATCAAGGGCGCTATCTTCGCATGAGTGGGAGGACCCGCCGGGACAATGGAGAGCGGCAAACCCGTCTTGTTAAATGCGTCTCTCACTATCTCTGCCCGGTATCGGTCTGCCACAATATCGATGATATGGTACTTCCGGGCCTGCTCGATGAACCAGTTCGCAATATGCTCCGGTGTAATAATGTCGCCGTAAACTATTGTGATCAGGCCCTGCTGCGCCATTTCTTCCACCGGGAACTTAATCTTCCGGTTCTCCATCTTGAGCGCCAAGTGGCAGACAAAGGTGTGTTCTATCCAGTAACGCTTGCCCTTATACTTGAAGAGCAAGCCGCAACTCGCGAAGTCATTAATCTGAGCATAGTCAAAAGCTCCAATGCAGGGCTGACCCTCAAGCTCCTTCCACGGAATAGGCTGATCGGTAGCCATGATCTTCTCCCACGGGGCCACAACGGTGTAAGAATCCACCGCCGGGCGGTTCATACGCTTGGTCATGAACTCACTGGCCATGGACGGTTGGTGCTTGGCTAATTCATAATCCTGCTCCATCTGAAACTTGAGTGTCGGGAAGTACGGCAGCGATGGGTTGGCCTTAACCCACATGGCCGGGTCGTCCCTCTCTTCTTCCTCGTCAATCTCATAAATGAGAGGAAGGAATCGTAGAGTGGTGATCTCCCCGGACAGCACCTTATCCGACAGCTCCAGGAGCTCATCTAGAACACCGCCGCGGACGTAGCCATTGGTGGTGATGTAGAAAATCCGGGAATGCTCTCGCTTTCCAAATCCGCTGCGGAACACATTGATAAGATCCCAGTCCTCATACTCGTGTACCTCATCGAACACCAAACAAGCAGAGCGGCGACCGTCCTTAGTCCTAGAGTTAGAGGTGTTGTACTTGATATAACTGTTAGTCTTGAGGTTCACAATCATCTGCTTGGTCCTGTAAAAGAACTTTTTGGACTTGGTCCAGGTCAGCTCCAGCACCTCGTAGATATCATTGAAGGAAGTCATAGCCTGTTCCTGACTGTTGGCGATGATGTCGATGTTGTAACCCGGGATTCCATGGTAGTGCGTACTCAGATACCAGGTCAAGCCTGAGATGAATTTGTTTTTCCCGTTGCCTCGGCCCACTAGAAGGAAGATCTCTGTGAATACCAGCGTACCGTCTTCATGGTAGGCGTGGACGAGGGCAATAATAAAGAGCTCCCAAGGCACCAACTTAATCTCGAAATACCTCTCAATGAGCTCGATGGCCTTTTTCACCTTTCCCTCATCGATATATACTCCCGGTACGTCCAGTTTTGACCTGATATAGGGCACGGCCTTCCGAAGTCGCCTAGAGGCGGGTATTCTGCCGCTCTCAATATCCTCCATGTAATCATCGACATAGAGCCTACATCTCTTCGTCATCATCGTCAGCCTCGAAATTCTCCGCCCTCAGGCCAAGCTCTTTAAGCAATATAAGCATCTGCTTATTAACCTTCACCAAATTGTCTACCGAGTCGTTCTTCTTGTGGCCCCATTGGTTTTGCCCATTTTGGTATCTGACCATAACCCCGCGCTCTTTGATGTCCCGAATCAGATCATTCTTGGTGTCCCACAAGGCCATGTAGTCCTCTACGAGGTCGAGGTAATGCCGACCGTAAACCCCTTGGCGCTCCAACTGGTCAATCAAATCCTGCCTAATTTGTTCTCGAAGTTCGCTCTTCTTTTTTGTCCCGGCCACATCCCTCACCTCCAAAATCAAAATCTATTGAAAAACTACCACACCTCACATAGAGAACCGAAAAATCTGCGTTGGCAGGCTCCCCCCACCGGTCCCCAAGGTTGCTTGCAAGTCGATTTTTCAGACTAGGGGAGTATCACCACCGCTCCGGGAACCTCTCAGTCAACTCGTTTCTCTTGCGCTGCACAATCCGGTGAATAAACCGCTCCGGGTGCTCCCGGTTATGACAAGCAGCACATACGCTCACAAGGTTATCATCATCAAGCGCCAGGTCCAGCCTGTCCTCTAGGTGTTTGAGGTGGTGCACCGTTGTGGCCGGGGCGAATCCACCTTCTTCTTTACAGACCTGACACTCGTAATTGTCCCGTTCAAGAATCTCCAGACGCTTCTTCTCCCATGCGCTGGACTTGTAAAACTTCCCTTCCTTGACCAGCCTAACTATTTCTTCAAGAGTCACACAGGCGCTCACCTCCTGTTACCTCTCCTTAATCGTCGCCGGTACGCGCAACTCGACTAGCCGCGCCCGCCACCGAGCTGCTGTAGTCCGGACCTGAGCCTCAGCCTTCCCCTGGTAGCCGCGTGGATCCTCAAGCAGCACCCATTCCGCTTCGTCAAACGCTCCGACCACCCGGTCGAGCTCCG